AGGATCATAATGTTCATGTTCAAACCAAGGCTCATGTTGTGGAACACGACTTGCTTTAAGTGCAATTTCTGGTGGTGTAGGATCTACAATAAACGGTGCTGGCGGTATAACTGCTTCGGTTGGTGCTGTAGGCGCAACTGGTGCTGTTCCTTGTATATCAATATTATTGCCTTCACTGTAAATTTTTAATGCGCCGCCAGTAGCCAATCCACCTTCTGCATCAGTTCTTATACGCAAGTTACCAACTGCTTTTAAATCTAATATATTTCCAGATTGCATTGTAGTTTTCAATGTACTTGTTTGATGTATTTCTGCGCCAGCACTTATATAACTACTACCTAATGCTTTCATATGATAGTTTCCATCAGTAGTAATTTTTACTTCATTGTGACCTTCAATACCAATACCTGTTGTGCTACCTAATGAAAGTTGATCACCTGATGAAATGTTTTGTTTTTCTACAGCAACCATCATACCATTTTGGTTTGCATATAGAATTAAATCTTCATTAGTATTAATATTAATATCTTTGCCCGAATTTAAACTAAACTGTGTACCAGTAATCATACTTGTACTATCATGAGAACTTGTTCTTATTTTATTTGCAACTATGTTTACATCTTGACCTGCGTTTAAGTTTATATCTCTGTCTGCTGTAAAATTTAAATCTTGCTGTGAATGTACACTTATACTATCAGCACCGTAAATATCAATCTTACCGTTACTAGTCATTTCAATCCAAGAAGTTCCTCTTGCATTTGCAATGTAGATTAAATCTTCTGTATTGTGCATTAAGATTTGATGACCTGTTCTTGTACGCATACGAAATAATTCGTTATGTGGTCTAGTAACATCTCCGCCTTCTTCTTGTGCTTCAATATTAGCATACTCCATTGGAGTATCTTTAGGATGACCTTTTCTTAAAAATTTATCATCACCGTCATCCATTACAAAACTAGATCCACCTAATCTACTTTTTGGATGATCAATTTTATTGCCTATAAATCCTATTTGTGCCCTGGGTGCACCTTCACGTTTATCTAATGGGCCTGGAGTACTCCATCCAAATACTGCACTAGGTAATTCGCGCCTTGCACTTGAACTAGTAAGTCCTCTAGTTTCGTCATCACTTAAACCTGCTGTAATATAATTTTTTAACAAATCTAAATGTGCAGATTTTCTATGTGATGTTGGTTCGTTATTTGGTTCTGTAGTTGTAAGTTTATTGTATTCTGCGGCAGGTGCTTTTTTATTAAAGTCTTTTAATAGAGATGTTGATGCTAATCCAGGAACCATAAAGTTCATAAATTCATCTTGCACACATCCTATCCAATAACATTTACTTGCATTTCCTTCAACAAAAATAACAAGTACCCTAGTTCCTACATCAGGTGGTACTGCCCAAAATCCATAACTTTGTTGAGTGTGTCTATAACCTTCATTTTTACTTGCAGAATTAACTGGCGTTGTTCCATAAAAAGGACTCAAATAACTTGCTTCAAATACTTGTCCTGAACGCTCTGGTTGGTTACCTGATGCTGTAGTTTTTAGTAATTCAACTTGCAAAGTACCCATATACTTTGTGTCTAAGTTGTTTACAATTATTGCTTCAAACGGACCTGTTTGTTGTGTTGGTTTTGGCCTATTTCTGCGAATATCTGATACTGGCATTTTTAACGAGGTCCTCTATTATTTGTCAACGTATTATTTAACTGGGCTAGTTTTTCTACATTAGCAGAAGCGGCTTGTTCTACAGCATTTGGAATTTGTGCTTTAACGTTTGCTACTGTTTGTCCAACTGCGCCTGATGAAACGTTTTGTAGAAGTGCATCATTGCCTATGTTACCTGTTAAGTTAGTGCCAAATTTTCCTAAAACATCTGTACCGCTTAAATTTATTTGACTTAATGTTTCACTAGCAAAAGATGTTGCGGCGCTTTTTAAGTTGTTAAATTCTGCACCTATTTTTCCTAGATCAGCAACACCTATTTGACTTTGTATTTTTGCTAGTGAAGCACCAATATTACCAAAGGCATCAAGTGCCGGTAGACCCAGCGATGAGGCTTGCTTTCTAACAATTTCGTCAAGGCCTTGATATCCGCCTAATAAACCTGCAATTTCTTTTTTGTATGCTTCTAAGTTTTCAGTTGCACCTGTTACAATAGCCGCGTCTGAAACTTTTTGTGCATAAGCAACTGCTTTTTCATTCATTGCTTCGCCAGGTTTATCTGTTTTAATAAGAGCACCAAGATTTTGTGTTTGTGATTGATTATCTTGTCCTTGCAATCGATTCATTTGTAGTCTAGTTGTATACTGGTTTCCACTAATCGAATGGACTACTGTATTCACTCTATACAATCCGCTAAAAGTATCAACTACTATTAATTCTTCTGGAAATGTATAATCGCCTTTGTCAGCATTAATATCTACAGGTGTTCTAAATAAAATATTAATATGCAACTCGCCGTTACTAAAATTTGCTTGTCCGTCTTCCATCATATTAGTATAAGGAGTTTCTTTACCGTGGAAGTTTCCAACGCCATCGTCTGCTAGATAAAATGGGTCACCCATAATTGTCATATTGACTGTTACCATATCCACTCTTGAATTTAATAATCTATCATTAAACATTCTAGCGATGCCGATTTCAGAATTATCAATTCCTGATCCACCTGCATTTCCTGAATTTGTATTAACGGCTTCAGTTTGCTTTTGTGCAGATTCGCCTGCGGCTAAACTACCTTGTGTGTTGCTTGTTACTAGTACTGCCTCTTTAGGTAATGCTGTCTGCGTTCCTGCGGCGCCTGTAGTTTGTGCGGCTGTTGATGAACCTTTATCTGCTGTAACTGGGTATATAAAACTATTATTATATGCAATTTCAAAATCAAGTATATCTTTGTTTTTTCCAGTGTAGATATAATTGTATTGTTTTGCGGCTTGTGCTTTTAGTTCTGGAATACCTTGACTTGCTGTTGTTGGTGCTTTAAATACACTGTGATGTACAAAATAAGGAACAATTCTATAAACATGTACAGTTGGAACTTTACCTGTTCTACCAATTTCACTATTATTTGGTACAACATATTCATCTGTTTCTACTTTGTACCATTTGATCATACCGCCGTTTGATTTAAGGTCGTCAAGTTGTGTAGCCAATTCTCTACCATACATACTTGTTAATAAAACTTCTTCAATAATTTCTTGTAATCGTGTCCCGGCTGTAAAAGTATAAGTTCTAATACCGCCATCTAGTCTCATGTTTTTATTTGCTCTAGAAAATATTGCATATCTTTTTTCGTATTCTTCAGTTTTTGCTTGTTGTGCTGTTTTTTCTCTTGCAACATTATCTGCTTGATTTTGTTGTACTTGAGCGGCATAAGCATCTAAAGTAGTTCCTCTTACATAAGCAGGATCCGGCATAGGTTGTGTTCCGCCTTCAAACGGACTGTCAAGCATTTTTGCTTGTCCTATTACATTATTACTAAAATTACTAGCCGCATATTTTTTAAGAGCAAAATCCAAACCACTCGCTTGTTTAACATTTCCTGACATTGTATTAAGATATTCATCAAAGTTTTGAGGGACTTCTCCTTGTCCGCCTTGGCTTTGCCAAAAGTTTTCTAAACCTGCTCCTGAAACTGCGCCTCCTGTTACTGGATCTGGATTAACAAATCCTTCGTCAGGCCCGTATCCTGGAGATATAGTAGCAGTATTGTTTGTAGACTCATTTGCTGTTGCTCCTGCTGTTGATGCTCGATCATTAGGAAATATTATAACAAATTGGTCTGCAACATTTACTTGATTTGCTTTTTGCATATCTAATAAACGTGAGTTCATAACTGATGTTACACTTTGGGCACCTGATTGTAAAATTTCTTTTACAGTTCTTCCTTTAATTGCTATATCTGTTTTGACTTGTTGCACACTGTCTGATAATGCACGTTCATTCCATGCTATCGCTTCAACCATATATGTTGAGCCACCTTCATTTACAGAGAAAGTTGAATTAGTAAGTTTTATAGGAAAGAACCGTCTAGCATACGGAACTTCAACTTGGTTTCCATCTACATCCCAACCTTTAAAATCTATTTGGAGAGCAAAACATGCTGTTGTATAATCTACAAATCCTGCTTTTGCCGCGGCAATCGTTAATGCTTGCCAAAATAATCCCATGCTATATGGTTCTAGTACATCAAATGTTAATTTTGTTACATTACTATTAAAACCATAAGCAAGACTAGGCATAGCATTTACGCTAATTTCAAAATTATCAATAAAAAATTCTACATTATTACCTAAAGCAATTTCAACTTGAGTTTTATTTTTTCTACTACCGGCTCCGCCGCCACTTTGACAAACAATATTTGTTAAACCTGTTTTTCGATATGTATTATCAGGGTCATTAATTTGTTCATGACTTAAACAGGCCAAAGTAATAATAGTGTTCATACTAGCAAAATCTTCTAGTTCATTAGGCCATGGAGGCTGTGACTCGCCTGGAACTAGTGTTCCAACTTTGGTTGTATATCCAATTGGTCCTGGTTTTGCATCTAAGTTACTTTTAAATTGCTTCGGATCCATTGCCGCAAAAAGGTCACCATCTTTTAAACTACCTGACAGTCCTGCTACTGTTGATCCTACAGAATTTAATGCTTCTCCTTTGAATATAGATGCTGTTCGGTCAAGAGTATTTTGTAAATCTCCTGCAAGTTCAGGAACATTATCGACAATGTTTTCGATCTTATTTGATACTCGATTAAAGAGTGCTTTAAAACTCAATTTAAACTCCTAATACATTTTTAAGTGAAGGACCTTTTGGTAGAAATATTTTTACTCCGGCTACCATATCAAACACAGGGTCTTTTATTACATCCATATTTCTTTGTGCAAATACCCACCATAATTTACTACTACCATAAACATCATGTGCTAATAAGTCAGGTCTATGTGTATATTGTGTTTCAATTGTATATAAAAAATCATCTGGTTCTGACGGAACTGGTCGTATTTGAAATGTTCCTAAATATCTATTGTCTACCACTTTTGTATTTTTCCACGGACTAGAATTTGTATATGAAACAGACATTATAAAAATCCTCTCGTACTAATTAAATTACCACTAACAAAATCATTAAGATTAAATTGTTCAACATGTGTTCTACTGTAAATAGGCTGTAGTGTTACTGCTATCAAACTTTGTGCAGGTACCCAAGTTCCTGGTTCACTTTCGTTAGTTCCAGCATCGCCACCTGCGATATTTGTTTTTAAGTAATCAACATCTTGTGGCATATCAACGTTAAAACTTGTTACAACACAAGGAACATTTTTAAACACATATTCTCCGTATCCATTAAATTTTACAATTGGTGGCGGATTACCTGTGTTTGCTCCGTTGTCTCCATAAAACATTTTTGTTAGTGTACGCAAGTAAGTTACTGCCGCAACCCAATATTCTGCATCTTCATTAGTTTCAATAAAGAAATCACCGGATACTACTATAGCATCCACAGCGGAGTTCTGGTAATTGTAAAAAGGATAATTACTATGTACAGGTTGCATTGAACTATATGACGCCTGATGCGAAAATATTACTGACGGAGTAAACGGAAATATTAATCTATTACCTGAATTTACTAGTGGTGCCATTAAACTAGAATCTAATTCACCAATAACTGGAGGAATACTAATACTAACACGCCAATCATTATCACCTGCACTGTCTATAATCTTTGCTTCTGATGTTGTTCGGTTTTTTGGTACAGCATCTTTTGGTATGTTAACACTACGACGAGCAACAATTTCTTCAATACCCGACCGATATGCATTAACACGCTTTTTTACTGCTTTAGTCACACTTTGTACTGTGGCTCCAATAGAACCAGAATTTTGTACACCGGACGAATTTGGATCTTGATCTCGAAATGTTGTCATAAATTACTCCATTAAACTTTATAGTATTATTTAGTTGACTTTTTTAACTACGTATATTATAATAGTAACTAATATATATTAAATCGGAGACCTAATGAGAAAAGTAAATTACTTAAACAACAAAGATATCTTAAAAGAGATACACAAATCAAAAAGCACCTTTTGTAGTTATGTTGCTGACGAATATGGTATGTTTGATATAATTTTGCCTAGTATAGACAAGATAAACATTCGTACTATTGCCGAAGCAAAGCGTAATAAAGCAAAAAAACAAAGCCAATTAGCCTTTGAAACAAGAAAAATGGCCGGAGAAAAGATTAAACAAGCAGAATGCGAAGTTGATTACCGAAAAATTACAAAAGAAGAATTAATTTTTCGAATTATGACATTTGACCACATTCCAGAAGAGCCCGGAAGAAAGAAAAATCCTAAAACTATAGCAGATACAAAGACAAAACTTAATTTTCCACCGTTTCAGCACTATAAGTTTAATGAACACGATGAATTAGTTTGTGTAGGCAAATCACACTGGGAAGGCGGACTAGAAAACGGCTTTTTTAACAAAGGCCACGGAAAAGCAACTAATAAACTTGCTATGATGTGGATGAAACTGTGTGATAGATACGCAACAAGAGGAAATGTACGTGGATACACATACAATGACGAAATGCGTGGACAAGCAATACTGCAATTAGCACAAATTGGACTACAATTTGACGAGTCGAAGTCGCAAAACCCATTTGCTTACTATACAGCGGCAGTTACAAACTCGTTTGTACGTGTTATCAACTTAGAAAAGCGTAATCAAAACATTAGAGATGATATTTTAGAGATGAATAATATGAATCCTTCATATACTAGACAACATTCTGGTGAATGGGAAGCCCAACAGAAGCGAGAAGCAGAAGCAAACGCTAAAAAAATAAACACTTGACAATGTATAGTTTTTAACGTATAATAATATAGAAAACAGGAGTGATTATAAGTGTTTAAAAAAGCGGCTGTCTTTACTGACATTCATCTTGGCCTAAAAGGCAATAGTAAAGTACATAACGATGATTGTGAACGTTTCGTAGATTGGTTTATCGAACAAGCAAAGGCCAATAACTGTGAAACAGGTATCTTTTGTGGCGACTGGCATCATAATAGAAACAGTTTAAATCTTACAACTATGGATGCTACAATCCGTTGTATGGAAAAACTTGGTAGTTCATTTGAAAAGTTCTACTTCTTTGATGGTAATCACGACTTATATTATAAAGATAAGCGTGATGTCAACTCGACAGCGTTTGCTACATACATTCCTGGTATTACTTTTATTGATGAAATATATCAAGAAGAGGATGTTGCACTAGTCCCTTGGTTAGTAGGCGACGAATGGAAGAAGATGAAGGACATTAAAACAAAGTATATGTTTGGACACTTTGAACTTCCTAGTTTTTATATGAACGCCATGGTACAAATGCCTGATCATGGAGAACTAAAGAGTGAACATTTTGTAAATCAAGAATATGTGTTTAGTGGGCACTTCCACAAACGCCAGAAACAAGGCAAGGTACACTACATTGGTAATGCATTTCCACACAACTATGCAGATGCATGGGATGACGATCGCGGAATGATGATTCTTGATAGAGAAAACAATAAAGAACCGGAATATTTAAGTTGGAGTGATTGTCCTAAGTATCGAACAACTACACTTAGTCGATTATTAGATCCTAATCAGGATATTATTAAAAGTAATATGTACCTACGTGTTACTATTGATGTTCCAATTAGTTACGAAGAAGCACAATTCATTAAAGAAACGTATATCTCACAACATGGATGTAGAGAGATTACTTTAATCCCGCAAAAACAGGTTGAAGAAATTTCAACAGATTTAGATATTTCAACATTTGAAAGTGTTGACGAAATTGTATCTAAAGAAATTACTGCAATTGACTCAGACAACTTTAACAAGAAAATGCTATTGGACATCTATAACGAACTATGATACAAATTAAAGACCTAACTGTAAAAAACTTTATGAGTGTGGGTAATCAAACTCAGGCTGTTGACTTTAATAAAGAACAACTAACACTTGTACTAGGTGAAAACTTAGATCAAGGCGGAGATGATAACGGATCACGTAATGGTACTGGTAAAACTACTATCATTAATGCTTTAAGTTATGCGTTATACGGTACAGCGTTAACAAATATTAAACGTAATAATCTTATTAACAAAACTAATAGCAAAGGCATGTTAGTAACACTGCATTTTGAAAAAGATGGCATAGATTATAGAATTGAAAGAGGGCGGTCACCTAATGTCCTTAAATTTTATATTAACAATCAAGAACAAGAAATGTTAGATGAGTCACAAGGTGATTCACGTAAAACACAAGAAGATATTAATCAACTATTAGGCATGACCCACGATATGTTCAAGCATGTTGTTGCACTTAATACGTATACTGAACCGTTTTTAAGTATGAGGCAGAACGATCAACGTGCTATCATTGAACAGTTGTTAGGTATTACTATCCTTAGTGAGAAAGCAGATACTTTAAAAGACCAAGTTCGGCAGACTAAAGAAACTATTACACAAGAAACATTAAAGATTGAAGCAATACAAACAGCAAATAGCAAGATCGAAGACACTATTTCTAGTTTGCAAGGAACACAACGTGCTTGGCTTGCTAAGAAGCAACAAGACATTAGTAAACTAGCATCTGCTATTGATGAGTTAGAACACTTAGATGTTAATATTGAATTAGAATCTCATGAAAAACTATCTAATTGGAATGAACATAACAATGCTATTTTGGCTCTTAAAAAAGAATTAAGCACATTAGAGCCAGCACTACAACGTGCTGAGAAGAGTGTTGAAAAAGCAACTAAAGACATAACAAATCTTGAAGATGCTACTTGTTATACATGTGGACAAGAACTACACGCAGATAAAAAAGCAGAACTACAAACACGTAAAGAAAAAGAATTAGATGAAGCAATTGACTATCGATCAGAAATTTCTAAAAAAGTAGATGACGTTGTTAAGGGACTTGGAGACATTGGTGATATCAATGGTAAACCTACTACTTACTATGAAACAGCAAAAGAAGCATACGAGCATAGACAGAATGTTGACAGTTTAAAAACTGCTTTACAAAATAAACAAGACGAAGAAGATCCTTATCAAAAACAAATTGACGAGTTGACCACAACAGCCGTACAAATTATAGACTGGTCTCCTGTTAATGACTTAACTAGTTTCAAAGAACATCAAGAGTTTTTATTAAAACTGTTAACAAACAAAGATAGTTTTATTCGTAAGAAGATTATTGATCAAAACTTAGCATACTTAAACAATAGACTTACATATTATCTTGACAAACTAGGTTTACCACATCAGGTTGTATTCCAAAACGATCTAAATGTTGAGATTACACAACTTGGTCAAGACTTAGACTTTGATAACTTGTCAAGAGGTGAGCGTAATAGACTTATCCTTGGTATGAGTTTTGCATTTAGAGATGTTTGGGAAAGTTTATATCAAAATATTAACTTATTGTTTATTGATGAGTTAATTGACAGCGGTATGGACACTGCTGGAGTTGAAGGATCTTTAGCAGTTCTTAAGAAGATGGGTAGAGAACGCAATAAAAATGTGTTTCTTATCTCACACAAAGACGAATTAATTGGTAGAGTTAATCATTTAATGAAAGTTGTTAAAGAAAATGGCTTTACTTCATATGAAAATGACATAGAAATAGTAGATTAATGACCGACGACACACACGATCTATTAACAAAAGCATATATGGAGTATTTCAAGGAAAACGAGAATTTTGAAAATCGTTTATCTTATAGGACACACCGGGCAAGCCGGAAATGCC